GCTTCATCTTTTACAAAATTTACATTTGCTGAGATCCTAAACCAATTGACCATTCCGGTATCAGAACTAATACCTTCTTTGGTCAATGCCTTGTGGCAGTATTCGCTATGGAGCATTATTTCTTTGATCATGTCTGTGACTGTTTGACCGCTGTTAAACTGAAAAGCTCCCTGTCCGGCTTGCGGCTGATTTCTTCGATCTCTAGCGGCGGTCTCGGTATCTGCTGATTCACTGCCCGGCGATGCCGACGGCGGGTCAGCCATTGACGACGAAAATTTTGAATCTCCTATCCTACCCTGAGCCGATGATGCTGTAAACTTATCTGCGCCAAATAAATCTTCTGCAAACTCAATTTGGTATTCGTCCGCGTTGCCGTCTAGCGCTTTGTTTTCTAGCTGTTTTCGAGCGGCATTCAACACTGTCTGAAGACTTCTAGGACCGTCCTTTAATATTTCTCTTACAGTTTTACCCGAGACCGATGTAGCCGCAGTTATCGGAGAATCGGCAGTATTAGCATATGCTAGATTGTCTTTATGTATAGCATCAACCTGATACACACTGCCGGCTTCGCTAGCAGTAAACTTAATTTCTCTAATGTTAATCACAAAATGGCGAGATGCTATTAATGACGAAGATGTTGGTAGGCTGTTTCCTACCGCTAAATCAGCATCAGATAATTTCCATCCTAGAAAATCACACCTAAGCATAAATGGACACTGAACATAATTTAAACCAAATCCGGTCCTCTGGGCAGCGGCTTGAACACTTTGTAAAAACAAACCCAGACTGTGAGGTTCTATCACTTCAAACTTACAGGAAAAATTTCCAGAGCCGCCGGCAGCAGCAATTAGGCCTGCTATGATTTTTATTTCTACATTATTGATATAAAATTCAGGAACTCCGTAGAATGTGCTCGACCTCAAACTGTCAGGCGGTCGCCTTGGACCAGTAGTAACTGTGGGTCCGGTATATCCACCTTCACCGATCACCATAGATCCCGGAGTTAGATTACTATCCGACTGTTTATATGAGCCGCTTTCGGCCTGCTCCGGTGTTAGTGCGGCTAATACCCATCTATAAGAATAAGAAGCATATCCTTTTAATATGTTGCTCTCTATAGATGGAAATCTTGAATCAGGCTGTAAAGGATCGGCAGGTTTTATCGTACCCGGAGTAACTGGTATTTTACGTGTATCGATAATTGCCCTATCAGCTAGTACCCCTTCCCTCCTGCGTTCTGCGCCAACTCCCATGTTACACTCCTAGAAAAAACTGAAGCGCAGCTTTTTTTGGAAGTTTTATTCTTAGTCCTGGTTCTAGGTCGTATACCGGATCTTTAATGATGCTCATATTTCTCTGAGCAAAAACCCACCATAGCTTGTGGTTGCCGTATAGGTCATACGCTAGTAAGTCAGGGCGGTGTCTATACCGTGTTTCAACTACATAATCAGAATCATCTTTGTCAGCAGGAATTGGTCTAATTGTTAGTTCTTCAAGAAATAAAGAATTTTGAGCTGTGGTAAACCACGGTGATGCTTGATTGTATGTTGCCATTATAGGACTCCTGAAGACTTGCCGTTAGCATAATCCTGAAGGTTAAATCTTCTTAGATTTTCTCTACTGTATATCGGTGCTACTACTATTGTGATTGTGCTCATTGCTGGTACCCATGTATATCTGCCCTCCGGGTCACTAATTCTTTTGTACTGGACGCTATCTTTTAGTTCTATTTGATAATTTTTAACCACTACAGGTATATCGTCAAATATATATTGCCCGTACCCGCTCAGTCTACATACTAACGGAGGGTTTCCCTGAGGAACACTGTCTCCATAGAACATTTTTGTAACTGTTTTTAAAAACGTAGTAGCAGCTATCCAGTACCTACCGTCATCCTGTGAACTAACTGAAAAATCTCCAGATATCGTAATGTCTTCAATAGTACTGCCTTTATAGTTCTGGATTGTAAAATTGTTGTGTATTGGATCTACTGCGGTGTAATTAGCTCTATGTGTTACATTAATATTCGGCAAATACGGAAATACCATACCATCGGTTGCTACTAATGGGGCTAATAAAGGAGCATTTAGAACGTTCCAATTTGTGTTGAGTCTGACTCTCCAGTCATCTTTTGACACTGCTGTTTGAGTGTAACTGCCTTTTACTTCTGTGACTTAGCTTAGGTTTAGATTGGTCAAACACTACTCCTAAAACGACGCNCCTAACTGCCGGCCTGCTGCTTNAACATCNTTATAGGTCATTCTGTAGTCCGGTGAGTCGATCCGGCAATCGTTTGATACGCTGCTATTCCTGCGCCTAGAGCCCCTAGTGCTTTGTCTAGTCCTGATATTTTAGGAAGTCCGGTTCCGCCCTTGTTTTTGCCGGCGATCACGTTGCTTTGACCAACNGTGCCTGAATTAGCATTTACATAATTCGTGGCNGGATCTGATATTAAATACTGTTTGGCGCCAGCGCCGTAGGATACTATTCCAGTATACCCCGAAGTTCCAGCAACAGAAACAGTCCTGTTTGTTACACCAGCAGTTGATGTCGGATTAGATGGTAAAGCCATATTTTGGATTCCTTTACTCTATTTATTTTCGTAAAAATGTGTTATAATATAACTAAGTGAGGAATAAAAATTAATGATTACACCTGTACAACCAAAGATAAAATATCTTACAAATAAAGACCTTTTAGAAGAAATACACAGAAGTAAGACTACATTCTGCTCGTTCGTTCAACCGGAATACTCCGAATACGATATTATACTGCCCAGTTTATCTAAGATTAATGTTAGGACTGTAGCAGAAGCAAAAAAGAACAAAGCAGCAAAACTTAGTAAACGTGCTTATGAAGCAGCCCAGTTAGTTACTAAAAAAACCACTGCTAAAGAACACGAAATAGACTATAAAAAAATTGACAAAACTGATCTAGTATTTCGTATCATGACCTTTGAGCACATTCCGCTTGCTCCGGGTAGAAAGAAAACGGTCAAGAGCACTGCCGATAGTCACGACAAAGTTAATTTCCCCCCATTCCAGCACTGGAAGTATGATAGCAACGGAAACTTGATATGTGTAGGTAAGAGTCACTGGAAGGGAGATGTTGACCTGGGAGAGTTTTCCAAGGATCACGGTCAGATGACTAACAATCTAGCTCGCATGTTTATTAAACTCTGCGAACGTTATGCTACTAGAGGTAATGTCCGAGGTTATACCTATAACGACGAAATGCGAGGACAGGCCATATTACAATTAACTCAGATCGGCCTTCAATTCGATGAATCAAAATCCAATAACCCTTTTGCTTATTATACTGCTGCTGTCACTAATTCATTCGTGCGCATCATCAACATCGAAAAACGTAACCAGAACATCAGAGACGATATTCTGGAAATGAACGGTATGAATCCAAGTTGGTCTAGGCAAAATTCTGGTGTGGGCAGCGGAACTTACGGCGGTGTTAGTATTTCATCAGGCCCAGCCGAGATAGATTGGAGTAATGATAATTGATCTTGTAAAACATTTAGTGTATAATTTACAAGGAGATCAATTTTATGTCGTTATTTAAAAAAGCTGCGTGTTTTACCGATATTCATTTCGGCCTCAAGGGCGGAAGTCGGACTCACAATCAAGACTGTGAAGATTTTGTCACGTGGTTCTGTGAGGAAGCCAAACGAGAAGGTTGTGAGACTGCGATCTTCCTAGGTGACTGGCATCACAATCGGTCAACTACTGACGTTAGTACTATGAACTATACTGTTAGTAATTTAGAAAAGCTCAGTGCTAGTTTTGAAACCGTATATTTTATCTTAGGCAACCACGATCTGTTCTACAAGGATAAACGTGAAATTAACTCAGTTGAGTTTATGAGACTGTTTCCTAATGTGGTTCCTATAAAAGAAACGCTAACATCCGGTGATGTAACCATCATGCCGTGGTTAGTTGGTGATGAATGGACCACCGTTTCTAAAATCAAAAGTCGGTATATCTTTGGGCATCTAGAGTTACCAAACTTCTTTATGAATGCCATGGTTCAGATGCCGGATCACGGACAGTTACAGAGCGCACATTTTGTAAATCAAGAATATGTGTTCAGTGGACACTTTCATAAGCGGCAGACCAGCAGAAATATCACGTATATCGGCAACGCATTTCCACACAACTATGCCGACGCCGGCGATGATGATCGCGGTATGATGATATTAGAGTGGGGCAGTGTTCCAGAATATCGAACCTGGCCTGGGCAACCTACATACCGAACTTACAAACTAAGTCAGATCATCGACACTCCAGACAAGCTGCTTAGAGACAAAATGCACTGTAGGGTAACTATCGACTTACCGATTAGTTTTGAAGAAGCAAATTTTATTCGCGAAACATTTATTCCACAATATAATCTGCGGGAGTTAATGTTGATTCCAGAAAAAGTCGAGGTTGAAAGCAATGCTGTTCCTATCGATGTTAATTTTGAATCAGTTGATACCATCGTTATGAATCAAATCGATGCTATCGAGAGCGAATCCTACGACAAAAAACTTTTGCTGAGTATCTATAGAGATCTATGATAAAAATTAAGAATTTAACAGTACGTAATTTTATGAGCGTGGGCAATCAGACCCAGGCTATTGACTTTGACAAAGGTCAGCTTACCTTGGTTCTAGGTGAGAATCTAGATTTGGGCGGCGACGACAGCGGTGCTCGCAATGGCACAGGCAAGACTACTATTATTAACGGTCTTAGCTATGCTATCTACGGTCAAGTCATTAACTAACATCAAGAAAGATAATCTTGTCAACAAGATCAACAGCAAAGGCATGCTGGTTACTGTTACGTTTGAAGTTAACGGTGTAGAATATCATATCGAACGAGGTCGTAAACCTAATGTATTAAAATTTAGTATCAACGGTAAAGAACAAGAAAACCTCGACCAAGACGAAAGCCAAGGTGACAGTCGAGAAACACAAAAGGCCATTGATGAAACTATGGCTATGAGCCATGACATGTTCAAACATTTAGTAGCGTTGAACACATATACTGAACCTTTTTTGTCAATGCGAGCTGCTGATCAACGTAATATCATCGAACAACTGTTAGGTATTACACAGTTAAGCGAAAAAGCAGAAGCATTAAAAGAATCGATTAGGATCAGCAAAGACGCGATTACCACAGAAAATACAAAAATTGAAACTATCAAGGTTTCTAACGAGAGAATCCAACAGAGTATTGATTCTCTAGAACGAAAACAAAAAATGTGGGAAGATCAAAAAGAACGATCCGAAGACAATCTCAGAAAAGAAATCGATCGACTTAGCAATATCGATATCGATCAAGAGATCGATTCACAGAAAGCACTGATAGAGTGGAATAAAAATAAAAAAGAATACGACAATCTATCTGCTATGGTTGCTAAACAGGTAGCTGCGTTAGAGAAAGAACAGAAGTTATTCTTAAAACTAACCGGTGAGTTAGAATTATTAGCTGATCATAAATGCCATAGCTGTGGACACGAGCTCCACGACAGCAAACACGAAACGATGGTACAGGCAAAGACCAAACAGGTCAATGAAAGTCAGGCTAACCTAACAGAATTCCAGGAAGAGCTAGATGTGCTAAATGAAGCAGTGTCTTTGCTAGGCGAAATGAATGCTTGTCCCACAGTGTATTACGACAATTTAGAAGAAGCATTAGACCACAAAAATAAACTAGCAGGTTTAGAAAAAGACCTAATGCTAAAAACAGCCGAAATCAATCCTTATATCGAACAAATTGAAGAGCTTAAAAATACTGCTGTTCAAGAAATTGATTGGGATGCTGTTAACGAACTTACAAAATTAAAAGATCATCAAGAGTTTCTATATAAGTTATTAACTAACAAAGACAGCTTTGTACGTAAACGAATTATTGATCAAAATCTTGCGTTCTTAAATCAAAGATTGACCTATTATCTTTACAAAATTGGATTACCTCACACTGTAGAGTTTCAAAACGATCTGTCTGTTACTATCACGCAGATTGGACAAGACCTTGACTTTGATAATCTAAGCAGGGGAGAGCGTAATCGATTGATACTTTCTATGAGTTGGGCTTTCCGTGATGTGTGGGAAAATCTATATCATCCTATTAATTTGTTGTTCATCGACGAATTAGTAGATTCGGGCATGGATGCCAGCGGTGTTGAAGCAAGTATCGCTGTGTTAAAGAAAATGACCAGAGAGCGCAATAAGAATGTGTTCCTGATCAGTCACCGAGACGATTTAACCAGTCGTGTGAATCACGTGTTAAAGGTTATCAAAGAAAACGGATTTACCAGCTACTCAAATGACGTGGAGATCGTTGCGTGAGCACTGAGTCTCATGACAAAATGATTGAAGCGTTTCAGCAATATTTTAAATGGCAGGAACGCTTTGAATACAAAGGCTCCGACGAAGCAGGCATTAAGGCACGATATTGGCTATCAGAAATACGTAATGAGGCATCAACTAGGCGAGTAGAAATACAAGAAAAACGAGAACAAAGAAAAGCAGCCAGAAAAGGCAAGTTAGGAAGGCCACCCAAGGTAACTAAAGGTACATGACATGGATATATCAAGATCAAACCGTGGAAATTTTACCCGAAGACTGTGCGGGCTTCGTATATCTTATCACCAATAAGCTTTCTGGACGCAAATACATAGGCAAAAAACTAGCAAAATTTAAGAAAACAACCTATAAAACAGTTAAACTTAAAAACGGCACCAAGAAAAAAAAGAAAATCAGAGGCACTATCGACTCAGATTGGCGCGATTACTATGGCTCTAGTCCAGAGCTTTCTAAAGACGTTGAACTCNTAGGCAAAGAAAATTTTACCAGAGAAATACTTTACTACTGTAAATCTAAGGCCGAATGTTCGTATATNGAGGCAAGAGAGCAATTCTCAAGNCAAGTATTAGAATCAGACGAATACTATAACGGNCACATACAAGTTAGAGTTCACGGATCCCACATCAAAGGCAAGCAATTAAACGGTTAAGGCTGGCGCTGGCTAATTTCAAGCGCACATGAAAACAGGACCTCGAGTCACTGGGACGTAAATCTCTTGCCGTTAAGAGTACTCAACCACTACCCATTTGGATGAAGATCGCTACCTAAGCCCTGCGATTTGGTTGTTTGAAGATAGAAAAAAGGCAAAAAGAGAGGAGAAATACCTCACGTATGCGTTAATGATAGCAGATTAATGTATGCCGCCGTTGTGATAAGACGGAGCTCGTGGTACCGGACAACCGCCACTGTAATGCTCTACTGCTGTGTGACTTGCCGAACTCGGATAATGTCTTTCTTGGCCCTTAGCTGGGCTAAGTGTGACCATTAGAATCTGGATAATACTTAAATGCTTCGCATATCATTAACATTTAATTAAATAAAAAAGTGCGTTGAGCGACAAGCGATAACGCGAGTGAGCGTTAGCTCACTCTATAATAGATAAATACAGTTCCACTAGGAAATAATATGAAAATCAAAGATATCTTGTTAGAATCAAACTCTCTAAATGAAGCTCCTGTAGGTATGTTGAAAAGGGCTGGTTTAGGTATTGCTTCTAAGTTAGGTAGTCAAGGAGCTGGTGGAAAACTTGACACCGCTAATGTTGCTAATCAATTAAAGAAAGATTTTACAAGATATGTTGGCACACTGTGGAATAGGAAACCCGACGCAGAACTGCTAGTACAATGGCTACAGTCAAAGGGATATCCTACAGATGGTGTTGAAAAAATGTTAGCACCTGTGGCACAGGATACCCCTGAACCCGACGATCAAGCACCACCAGAGCAGGGAGGTGTCGACGCAGAACAAGGACAGGGCGCGGACCAGGAACAACCTGGCACTGATTTTAAAGCACTAGACAAACCAGCTTTCCAACGTCAGAACAAAACAATTCCCGGAGTCAATGCTCCGGCTCCTGTGGTTAAGCCGGCGGCTAAATCTGCAGCACAGGTTAATGCTGCTAAATCCAAGAAACCCAAAACAGTTAAAAATCCTAGAAAAGCTGCTCTGTTACAACCAAAAGAAGGCATGAATGAAGCAGCTACATTATCAGGCAGTCAAATTGACAAAGCAATGATACAGGCAGTATCGGATGCTGCCGCAGCTGGTGGTGGTGCTAGCAGTGGGGGTGGAGATCTAAGTAGCCAAGCCGGTAGTGGCGGTGCTGTGTCGAAGTTTTTCCAAGGTGTAAAGAAAGGAATAACTGGACAGGGCGATGATGACTCCGCAGATCAAGGCGGTGGAACTTCGTTACAGGGCAATGTTAACTATGCTCAGCTTGCCCAACTGTTACCAGGTGTAGATCCAAAATCTATGCAGATGGTAATCAACAGGATCAAACAGGGCAAAGAACCTAGTGTACAGCAAATGGCTCAATTGGGATCTGCGTTTGTGGCATTACTAAAAGCAGATCCTCAATCAAAACAGGCCGCTGTAAATCTTTTAAAGAAGATGCAGGGCGTTTAAAAAAACGGTAGTCCGGAGCTTTTGGTAATATCCATATTCTCTTTGACTATTTCTAAAATTATTTCTCTTTCTTCAAAGCTGAGGTTCATGGATTCAGTGAAGCTGATACCACCTCGCATGTACCAAACTGATCGCATGGCTTCGACTTTGATCTTCCGGGCTTGTTCATCTAGGGCTTTCGACTCGGCCAGGATTTCGTCTATTGTTGCTGTCGAAAGCCTTGCGCGAAAAAATCCGATTGGTCTAATGTTAGACTAACATCCCATTCGTGCTGACAGTTCTGACAGTTTGAGTGGAAGCTGCTGAGTGTTCCGCTTTCCTGGGTTTTATTGATAGCATCGTTGATGAGCTTGAACACATTCTTGTCTGCTTTGCTTAAAAACTCTTTGATAAACACTGGATTGTCTGTGGTTCCGGCAGTGCTTTCAATTCTATCAATACATGACACAGCGGTGTCAATGGTTAGATCTGTAAGCTTGACAAAACTTTCCTGGAACAAGCGGACTTTGTCTTCTTCTTTCATGTTTTCATCATTAATGATCGAAAAGATACGCTGATGTTCAAAGGCCTTGAGAGCGGTTTTTGTTATTTGATCGTAGTTCATCGGTTTAAGATGTACTAACATAGTGTTGTCAATCTCAACAGATTTGTTAAATTGGATTTTGTTTAGATTATCTAACACTGTTCTTAGGTCAACGATAGCATCATTAACGGTGACGCATTTAGGGCAGGTAACCTGGACGTCCATTTCGACACCGTAGGTAGCGATCCTGATAGCACATAAGATAGCATCAACGTCTAGGCTCGGCACATGCCACGGGTCTTTGATGTTTGGAACGCAGCTTTTGATAACTTCTACAGTGGCAGCACCGTTCATAAGGGCGTCTGGTGTTTTAAACAACAGTTCGTCTCGAGCGGTCATAGCATACACCGGATACTCATTGTTATTTGTCGGTTCTAACACGCCCGGAGGATAAAAATCCCCATTAGACGGCAAAGACATGAAAATCTTTGGTTGTCTAAAAAATGCTGACAGCGGGTTACCGCTGCTGCTAGTGGGTGTTTTTTGTTCAATTTCTGACATGATTTTTACCTATAAATAATATATCAAACATATTTATGTACGCAGATTTCTTGATTTTTTATCTTGAGTAACAAGGATTAACAAATGGCTCGTTCAACAGTTGAAATTATAGGTGGGCAACTCGGAGGAAGCATTATTCAAAATGCTGCTTCTGAAGCTACCTTACAGGAACTGATAAAAGCTGTTAACAAGATGACCAAGAATGTTGCGGGCCCGGGTGCTGGATCAAGACCCGGTACAACACCAAGCGCACAGTCAGCAGCTAAATTTACTCCTATGGGCATGGTAGCATCACTGGCTGGAGAAGTTGGTGAACAGCTAGGCAACGTGTTGGGATCTATTGGATCGCTAGCAGGTCTTATAGCAGCTAATAATGACAAACTCAGTAGTTATACAACAGTATTAAATGATCAAGTTGTTAAAAAATTACCCTTAGTCGGCGGAGCCTTGGGTGTCGCCGGCGACATGATCAATGCCACTGTTGGTACATTAGAAAGTTGGAATGACAGTTTAAAAACAGCCAGCCAGTCAGGAGCATCGTTTGGTCAAAACATGCTGAGACTGCGCAAAGCCGCTGCTGAATCGTATCTTGAGCTAGATGATTTTGTTGACATTATAAAATCAAACTCGGAAAAATTTATCGGATTTGGTGATACTGTGACTCTAGGAGCAGAAGCATTCGCCAAATACAATAACGTAGTTAAAAGAAAAGGTGGAGTGGCTAGAGAACAATTGTTACAGATGGGTTACTCTAGCAAAAATGTTTCTGAAATGATGATTGGATTTATGGATCGTGTGATGCGAGGAACACGAGTAGGACAGATCCAAGACAAACAATTCAATGAAATGTTTGGAGCATATGCCCTACAGATTGATAGAATCTCAAAACTAACTGGTCTAAATGCTAAACAACAAGAAGAAGCTATGGCAGCTGCTGAACAAGATACTCTGTATCAACTTGCTCTAAATTCATTGGGAGAAGAGCAACGTAATAGGATGACCATGGCTCTGCGTGAATACTCTGTTCTGTATCCTAAATACGGAGCAGAATTATTTAAGGCAACTATGCGAGGTGTCCAACCAGTCAGTGAGGGAGCAAGAATGTTAGGAATGATGCTCCAGAACGGCACAGCCGAATTATCTACACTTCAAAACGCAGCCCGTGACGGTAATATGACTGACGCTAGATTTGAAGCGGCGTTAGAAAAGGCCTATGTATCGTGGAACCTCGCATCACAAAAATTTTACAGACAAAGTAAAAACACACTAGATGTGTTGTCAACTGCGCTTGATAAAAATGACGGAGTGATGTCTGGTATGATTGATATTATTACTCCTATATCTAGAGTAGGTGATAGTGCTGAAATTACTGGAGATTTTTTTAGTAAGAAATTCAAGGAGGCTCTAAAAGAAGCAAAAGAGAGAGAAGGAATCACTAAGTTTTTAAACATGGTCGGAATTGTTGTCACAGAATTAAAAAATTCTTTTATACTTTCTATAATACCTTTCTTGACTAAATTGGGCGAGACATTGGAAAAATACAAGCTAGGTGATAAATTTAGACAGCTAGGTGATTATCTAGGCCAATGGTTGTTACATCATGCTGATGACATCACTCAAGTATTAGAACGTCTAGGATCGGAAAAAGGTCGAGATTACCTTTTTACTGAGATGAAATTTTTCCTAAAAGAAATGGCATTCTTTGCTGGAGTTGCTATTAAACGTGCTTTCTATGATGCTGACAAATGGGTCAAAGAAGGCATAGATGAAAAATCAGTAGAAAAGGCTTATAAGATATTACAAACTGACAGAGACACTGCTATAGCTGCTACGGGACACACCCGATTATTTCAAAATGAGTTCAAATACAGGCCGAGTGCTGATATTGCTGGACCAACACCATCAAACGCTTTGCTACAAGATCTCTTTGCTAATCCGGTAGGGAGAGAAAATGTAAGAATCACAAGCAGACCATTTACGAAGGATCGACCAAATCATGCGGGTCTAGATATGGCCGGCGAAGCGGGTATACCGATATATGCTGCCAACAGTGGTATAATGAGTTATAAGAATGATCCTATTAGAAAAGATCCGAATACCGGCAAAATTATAGGTGGTGGTGGTAATGTATTAAGGATTTTTGATCCTGAAAAAAATCTATTAACAAAATATATGCACTTACAAGATGAAGGCCTAGCACTAAATCAAAGTGGAATAACCAAAAATGTTAAGCGTGGAGATCAGATTGGACGATTGGGAAATACTGGACGATCTACAGGGCCACACCTACATTTTGAAGCATATAAAGATGGAAAAAATATAACCGGAGAGCTGGGCTATAGGCAAGGTACACTGGGTGTAACAGGACAGTTGTTCAAAGACTTTGGCGGTGAATCTTATGCTAACCTGACAGGAACAAAAGCAGTGTTGACACCAGAACAGATGAATGCTATGGTTAAAAGCGGCAGCACGATATCGGTAGCAGAACTAGCACAGTCATTGAACAACAACATGATTACTCTAATATCGTTGACTCGAGAAAAAATAACTGTTAACCGAGCACAGTTGTCAGAAACGTCAAGATTGAGTGGCGACATATTTGCAGCATCATAACATATGGCCAATAGAACAGTACAGATAATATCTCAACAATACGGCGTCGGCACAATAGCCAATGCTGCGTCTGAGGAAACCCTGAGAGAACTAGTAAAGGCAATCAGTAATTTTGATGATGCTACAAATAATTCTGCTCCTGGGTCAAACACTTCGGCAAATAATACTTCAAAGAATACACTAAACAAACTAGGCAGAGTAACTTCAGGAGTCAAGAATACAGTGTCAGGTATGAAAAATACCGGGACTGAATTTACCAGTTTGCTGTCAAAAGGATCCACGAATCTCAGCGAGTACGGTACCGCTCTCAGCGACAACCTTATAAAAAGTTTACCTATATTTGGTCAGACACTAGGAGCTCTTGCTGACGGACTAGTAGCTACAGTAGCTATATTCGAAAGTTGGAACGCTAGTTTAAAAACCACAGCCCAATACGGTGCTTCGTTTAACAACAGTATAATAGAGCTAAGGGTATCAGCAGCCAAAGCACAGATGCCGCTGGACGAATTTGCTCAACTGATATCCAAACATAGTCAAGATTTCTTAATTATTGGAAATACTGTAACTTCCGGTGCTAAAATATTTACAAATTTCGTTGACGGACTATACAGAGAAGGCACTGGAGTATTAGAATCCATGAGCTACCTAGGATACTCTGGTTCACAGACATCAATGATATTTTTCAAATACGTCACTACAACGATGCGAGGCCATAGATTGAATATGAATGATTATTCAACTATGATTCATCGATTTAACGAATACAACAAACACATGGAACGATTAAAAAATCTTTCAGGTAAATCAAGAGAAACTATAGATGAGATGACAAGAAAAGTTTCAGAGGATGAATTGTTTAAATTAAAGATGTCGGGGTTTGACCAGAAAGAACAAGATAAAATTAAAAAAGTATTAGAAACTGCTGTAGTTGTTGCTGGAGACAATGGCGCAGAATTAGTTAGATCATATGTTCATAACTTCTCAGCCAGCAATGAACAGTTAATCAATTTTAATACCTATATGCCAAACACGTCAAAGAGCCTAGAAGCGATGATGCGGCAGGCAAAAAGATACCACAGTGACCATTGATGNNTTTACAAAATACAACGACACTGCTCTAGTCAATCTATTAATGGGTGACTAAGAAAGACGTAGACATGATTACAAAACAGTTTCCAACAATGGAACAAATGCCAGCAGATATAAAAAACGCATTTAAACAGACCAGTGACTTTCTTGCTAAATTTGGAAATATTGATAAAATGACTCCTGCTTCTATACGAGCTAGATTAGAGGCTCAGAGAAATGAACACAAAAATATAGAAGAATTAACTAAAATTCTAAGAGACTTTGGTGTTGCTGTTCGTAGACTCAACAGTGATATTATAAAGTCGATAGAACCGGGCCTAAAAAAGATAGGCGAAAACATGGAAAAAAACAAAGTGTCTGAACGGATGGAAGCGTTTGGTCAATGGCTGGGTCTAAAACTTACACAACAGATTCCTAAAGTTTTTGAATTCTTTGAAAATCTAGGAGATCCGGAGTTTAGAAGGCAACTAGGAAACCAGTTTGCCTATGACATAGATATCGCTGTACAGCAATTAAAAGGCATCATAGGCCGAGCTATGATTCCTATACCTGTTATTGGTGACGAGTATTATCGTAGACGTATGGAAGATGCCGAAAGATTAAGATTGGCTCAAAAAGCGACAAAAGAAGACGCAGCGGTAGTAAAGGAAACAGGACCAGCAGTTACCCCTTCTAGGCCTCAAGATTTTAAACAATCGTCGGATACACGATATCTAAGAGAATCTACCGATGTGTTGGTTAAAGAAATGCGGAGCAAAGGTGTTAAAATTAGAGCTCCGTTTTTAGGTGATGTTGTATCTGAGCTAGCTGGTGAAGCAGAGGCTGGTAAATTTGGTATTAACAGAACAGGTACAGAATTTAAAGTCGGCGCTAGAGCACATGTAATATCAATAATGGGCGGAGAAATACAGTATACTACACTGGGTGGAAAGCCTGCGGCAATAATATACAATGAAGATAGCGACACGTCTATAGTGTATAGGAATCTAGCCACAACTGGTGAAGATAAAAAAGACACAGGACGGACTAATAGCTAGTTTCTCAAAGAGACCAAAAGTCGGAGAAAACGAGCTAATCGGAATAGTTGATACCCCATTTGTAGGTGAAGGTTTTGGTGACTAAACCATCGACTACATCAACGCTACAGTTAGAAGTTCGAAAAGGAAGACAATATCCTAACAAATTGTGGGGCGGGTGGGGGGCTTATGTTGATCCCGAAACGCTGATGCATTATAAAAACGGAACTCTAGGAGACATGTCTAAAGGGTTCAGCGGCGCTGGTAAACAGGGAACAACAGTAGCTCTACACAACAAAGAAGCTGTGGTTTCTCCTGAACAGTTAAGTTCATCAGTGACAAGTATTAGTCAGATATCCCTCGCAGAATTCATAACTAGTTTAAATAGTAATGTAAATCTTTTAATATCTTTGACCAAAGAAGATATAAGAGTCGAAAAATCGAAGCTGTCAGCGCAGGAAAAGATCAAGCTCAATTAACGAGCTAACGGAGTTATAACGTGAGTTGGAAAAAATATTTTACTCCTGTACCAACAGGAAAACAAGCAGGATCGCTAAGTCCAGTAGGTAGTTCTTCTGGTAAACCGGGACCTGCTAGGTCTAACTACAGCTCATATTTGCCAGACGTGTATGCTGGGACTCCAAATCGTGTAGAACGCTACATGCAGTACGAAACTATGGATATGGATTCAGAAGTTAATGCTGCCCTTGACATTCTAGCAGAATTCTGTACACAGACAAATAGAGAAAATTCTACAGCATTCCAGATAAACTTCAAAGGACACCCTACTTCTACAGAAGTTAAACTGCTCAAAGACGGTCTCCAGAAATGGCACAAGTTCCAACAATTTGAAACTCGTATGTTTAGATTGGTTAGGAATTCTTTCAAATACGGAGATGTATTTTTTATTAGAGATCCGGAAAACGGCAAGCTCTACTATATTGATCCTTCTAAAGTCAGCAAGATAATCGTCAATGAAAGCGAAGGTAAGAAACCTGAACAGTACATAGTTAGAGACATTAACTTTAATTTTAGAAACATGGTTGCTACCAGTATACTGGCCAACACCAACAAAACTCCAGCGGGTACAGCCAGCTATGTTAGCGGTGGTTCTTTTGGTAGAGGAATGGTAGGAGCAGTACCGCAGCAGACGGGTACTAGATTTGGAAAGTCGGAAGAAGAGATCGCTATTGACGCCCAACACATCGTTCATTTGTCAATGAGTGAAGGCTTAGACAATAACTACCCGTTTGGTAACAGTATTCTAGAAAGTGTTTTCAAAGTCTACAAACAGAAAGAATTATTAGAAGATGCTGTTATCATCTATCGTGTACAACGTGCTCCTGAGCGCAGAGTATTTTATGTTGACGTAGGTAACATGCCCGCACACATGGCTATGAGCTTTGTGGAACGTGTTAAAAACGAAATAAATCAACGCCGTATTCCTAGCTCAACAGGTGGCGGCCAAAACATGATAGACGCCAGCTATAATCCATTGAGTGTGTCAGAAGACTACTTCTTCCCACAAACAGCTGAAGGTCGTGGATCTAAAGTTGATACACTACCAGGCGGCACTAACCTAGGCGAAATTGACGATCTACGGTACTTTACTAATAAACTGTTCCGTGCTTTACGTATTCCTAGTTCTTATCTACCTGCGATGCCAGACGACAGTCAAGCAGCATTTACAGATGGNAAAGTTGGCACAGCTTACATCCAAGAATTAAGATTCAACGAGTANTGTAAGCGTTTACAAAATTTATTNATTACAGAATTTGATCTAGAATTCAAGCATTGGTTGATCGCCCAAGGCATTAGNATCGANAACAGTCTGTTTGAATTAAAATTTAATCCACCGCAGAACTTTGCTGCTTACAGACAAAGTGAACTTGATAATTCTAGAGTACAGACATTTGCGGCCCTTCAAGAAGTTCCGTTTATGAGTAAACGATTTGCCCTAAAGAGATTCTTAGGATTGAGCCAAGAAGAGATCACAGAAAACGAGCGCCTATGGAAAGAAGAAAATGGTACTATGATCGCTCAAGCAGCAGATGCTGCTAGTGAAATGCGTAGTGTAGGAGTTTCCGCAGGTGATATATCAGCTGATATAGAAGGTCAGGATGCCGAAGCACCTGAGGATCTAGCAGCAGATGCGGGCACCGAAGCACCAACAGGACCCGAAGTAGCAGCAGCAGCTCAAAGTTAATCTCGTATAAATACACGATGAAACTTTTAGAATTCTTCTACTTTAACGATCAGCAAAACGAATACGTTGACGACAAGCGCTACGATAATAAGCGCGACCGTGAAGTATTGAGCAAAGATGATACACGAAAAGTTAGATTAACTTTAAAACAAATAAATCAACTTCGGACCCAGACCGAAGCGCACCAATTTGAAAAAGCTGCTGAAGTAGAATTTATACAACAAATGTATGGATTACCACCAGCAGCCGATGACACAGCAGTCTAAAAAAGTAGCCTTTGTCCTAGGTAACGGACGCAGCAGGCTCCAACTAAATCTCCAAGAATTAAAAAAATACGGCCCGATCTACGGGTGTAACGCCCTGTACAGAGAATTTTCTCCGGACTATTTGATCGCAGTTGATGAAAAAATGGTTCGAGAAATACACGAAACTGGGTGGCAGTATAGGCATGAAGTATGGACAAATCCCAACAAAGGCATCTTAAAATTAGAAGGTTTTAAATTTTTTAATCCTCACAAGGGATGGTCAAGCGG